ACCGTGCCGGACGTAGTCACGGCTCCGGTGATGGCAGGCATGCTGACCACGTCCACCTGGATCTCGCTGCCTGCCACAGTTCCGGCCAGCGTCTTGAGGTAGTTCTTGATGCCCTTCCACAGGCTGATGCCCGTGCGCACCGTGGTGGACTCATCGTCCGTGGACGGACCGTCGGCGGTGGTGCCCATGACGGCGTCCTTGGAGACTTCGGCTGTCACCACGTCTGCGTTGGTGAGGGCGCGGACGGCAGGAGCAGTGAGAACGTCGACCTGCATGTGGCCATCCGTGTCCAACGCGACGTTCTTGCGCTTGTTGTCGGTGCCACCGGTGTCGCCCTGCATGAGCACGCCGGTCGGGGTAGTGGCACAGGCCGCGCCCTCGGCTTCGGCTCCGAGGTCTGACGCCTCGATGTCGAGGTCCACGTTGGCCTCGACGTAGACGCCCGGCGAGTAGGTGCCGTCGCTGTTGTCGTGGACCTTCCCGGGGACTACTCCCTCAGGGGTTGAGATTGGGGTGGTTCTGTCTGCCATGTCAGCCCTCCTCGAGGGTCTCGCTCAGTGTGTCTCGGATGAAGCCGGCCACGTCGAAGGGCTCGCCGGCCAGCGCGTAGGCGTCGCTCACGGGGGAAAGGACCACGCGGGCGAACTTCTCTGTACGCAGGCGGGCCTGCGGGTTGCCGCCGCCGCTGGCGAAGTGGGCACGGATGCGCTCTGCGGCGTCCGCCAGGAAGGGCGCGAGGAGCGCAGACGTGGGCAGCCGTTCGGGGGGCGCGTCGCCGCCCGCGGCGCTGTCTTCGTCGCCGTCAGCGTCCGGGAGGTCGTCTTCGGGCATGTCGTCCTCGGGCGGATCGTCCTCTGTCGGGGCGGGCGGCTCGGACGGCGGCTCTGCCGCGGGCGGAGCCTCTTTGATGGGAGCCACAGTCACAGGCCGCACGGGCAGGTACTCGAGGTCGGGCAGGTCGAGGAAGTCCAGCGACTCGACCGGGTCGTAACCGCTGCGCACCAGCCTGCCGAGCGCGTTGACTTTCTCCATGAGCATGGCGTCGTCGCTGGGGCCATCCGGCGGGGCGTCCGCGGGAGCACCGCCGTCCGCAGCGGCCGCGGGCGATGACCCGGTGATCACGCCGTCTTCACCGACGGTACCAAGGTTGAGCTCGGCGAGCGGCGCGTCGAGGCCGTCGATCGGGTTCATGTCCTCTTGGGCGCGAGCCTCGTTACGGGTCATGACGCCGGCGCGTACCAGCGCCGCCTCGCCCTCGGTCCTTGTCTTGTAGTCGCCACGCAGCAAGCCGTCGAGGTTGAACTTGATGTAGTAGGCAGGCTCGCGGCCGAAGAGCTTGTGGCGCACGACGCGCTCGGTGTTCACGCAGATCGGCGCGATACAGTGCTTGCCCAGGGCGAGGTCCTGCTGCTCGGAGTTCGAGTACGTGCCGTTGGTGAGGTCCTGCACCATGGCCATGGGCACGCGGGTCACGCTGCATATCTGCTGGAGCTGCCAGCGGAGCTGTTCGACGAGCTGGGCATCCTTCATGGTGAGCGGGTTCTGCTTGTACTTGAGGCCTCGGTCGAAGACCCTCAGTTCACCGGCCTTGAAGATCCCGGCGAAGCCCTTCATCTGCTCGGAAATCGCTGCGAAGTCAGGATCGCTGAGCGTGTTCTCCGTCTCCAGGTAGCCCGGAAAGTGGTTACCGTTGCCGAGCAGGCGGGCAAAGAACTGCTCGCTGCCAATGGCGACGCCGATGCTTTCACTGATCAGGTCGATCAGGGACCTTGCGTGCAGCGGGGAGCGCAGCACTGGGCCCTTGAAGTGCAGGACGTCCCGGCTCGCGTAGACGTCCGCCGGCGTCAAGTCGTCGCCGCCGTACTCGTAGAAGGCAGTGTGAGTCGCGCGGTCGACCTTGAGCACCGGGTTCACGCCGTACAGCGGCCATATTTCGGTGGGCCTGTTGTTCAGCCAGACGACGCGGGCATAGGCGTTGCCGGTGATGTCCTCCGTTAGCTGCTTCCAGCGCCAGAACTCGCCGGCCGTCATGAGGTCGTTCGGCCCGATGCTGAGAAGGCGGTACGCGGCGTGATTCTCGTCGGGCACTCGGTTGCGGCCCTCCCGGTAGAAGACTCCGAGAGGCAGGCTGGAGAACGATTCGGCGCGCACGATGAGGCAGGCGAGAACGGCGGTCGATCGCAGCGAGCTCTCCTGCGTCACTCGGATGCCGCTCGAAGAGACGGCGGCGAGCGCCCCGTAGAAGGCGCGGAGCACGTTGTCGTCACCGATGCCCCACTCTTCGTCGGCCTGGTCCTTCACATCAGTGAACCAGCGCAGCGGATTCAATCTCAAACTGTCGCCCTCTCATGCCGCTCTACGGGATGCGGCTTCTACTCTGCCGAGCGTGTCACCCGAGGGAGATCGAACGGATGCCGCCGGTCGCGGCGAAGCTGGGCCCGGCGTCCGCCTGAGCCTCGGCGAGGTACGCAGCCATGGCGAGCGCCACCGCGCCGTCGATCTTCTCAGCCTTGCTCGCCTTGCCCAGCCGCCAGCCCATCGGTTCGCGAGGCATCTCGATGCAGTTCAGGATGTGCTCCTTGATGGACGTGCCTCGGCCGGCGCGTAGGCGCCCGGTGCGCACAAGCTCGCGGAGCGTCGCCGATGCCGGGCACATGCGGCTGTTCGTCTGCCCGAACTCCTCGACGGGTATCCCGTGGTGGCGCTCCAGGCGCTGCATGAGGAGCAGGAGGCGGTTGGGGTCGAATGCGATGCGCGCCACGTTGCGCGTGCGGCACAGGCCGGCGATGAACTCCTCAATTTCGTCGAGGTCGTAGTAGCCGACGGCCGGCGGCGGTTCGTCGTAGATGTAGGGCTCGACGTGGTGCGTGCCGCCGGGGTCGCGGCGGTCGACGACGATCGCGAAGCAATCGCCCTTGTTGGCGCCGTCCACGGCTATCACGCAGGGCTCGTTGGGCTCGACCACGGGCGGCTTCTGGCAGTGCTTCCACTCGCCCCAGCGGAAGGCGCGGCTGGCGTCGCTCGTCAGCGGGAAGCGGTTCAGGTGGTACTGCTCGAACTGTGCCAGCGTAAGGCGCCGGTACTCGTCGCGCAGAAACTCCCCGGTGATCCACGGCGCGATATTCACGCTGCGCCAGACCTTCGCGTCAGTGGCGTCCTGATTGTCGCGGGCTCCCTGCCAGTAGAGGTAGCCGCGGGGGTCCTTCTTGATCGCCGCGAGCCACTCCCACAGCGGCCCCATGCGTGTCGGCCCGGCGGTCGTTATACCGATGGTGAGCGGTTCCTCGCGGCCGCCCATGCCGCTTCGCAGAGCGTTGACCACGTCCATGCTCGGGTACGTGTGCGGCTCGTCGCAGATGGCGATGCGCGGGTGGATCGCCTGACCGGCGGCCGTCTTGTGGGGGATCACGTAGAACTTCGCGTCGATCTCCGGGATGTGGATGACGTTCTTGTAGACCTTCGCGAGCTCCTTGAGGAGAGGGTTCTGCTCGACCATGGAGGATGCGAAGCCGAGGATGAGGCGCGCCTGGTCCTCGTCGAAGGCGAGCGCCACGACCTCCTGCCCAACGACGGGCTCCATGAAGAGGAAGTACAGCGCGAGGCCGGCGGTGATCGTCGTCTTGGCGTGCTTCCTCGGCAGGCCGATGAGCGCCTCCGTGTACTTGCGCCGGCCGTACCGGTCGAGGGTCCCGAAGATGGGCTGCACGATGTGCTCGCTGGCGTAGTCCGGGAGGATGAACGGCTGCCCCGCCCAGCGGTCGTCTACGAGGCGGAGCTGCGTGCGGAAGAAGGCGTCGACGAGGAGAGGGCCGAGGTCGGCGCGCGTGACGCGGTCGCCGACCGCTTCGAGGATCGTCTCGCGGAGGTCGCTGGCTCTCACTTGCGCGCGGAGATCTGCGCGACGATCGCCTCGGCGATGCCGGAGTGAAGGTCTTTCATGAGGGACTGGCCGGCGAGCTGCAGGAGGCCGGCTCGCAGGCGGCCGACGAAGGTGAGCGCGTACTGGTCGGCGATGCGCAGATAGAAGACGCCTTCATCGCGGGCCACCTTGAGCATGGGGTTCACTTTGGGGCCGAAGGGCGTGTCGATCATGATGCCGTTGGCCTCGACGTGCGCCTGAGCCTGCTCGTGGCGGTACAGGCTCCAGGCCATCATGCGCAGAGCCTCGAAGTCGGTGTCGTTGAGGCGGCCGGCGAGCTCGGAGACGGCGCGCTTGAAGATGTCGCGGGGCAGGCCCTGCGGGAGCTCGGCGGCGATGGTCTCGAAGAGCCCCGGCTCGACGACCTGCGGCACGACCCTCGTGGTCTTCATACCCTGCTGCGGGACGTGCCCGGTGCCGCGGCGCGCACGGTTCGGGTCGGGTTTGCGGCCGCGGGTCACGGGGAGACCTCGCGGAAGTAGCGCTGCAGGGCCGCCTCGATGGCGTCGGCCATGGATGCGCAGCGCCAAGCGAACTGGCGGCGCGCTTCGACGCCGAGACGGCGGTAGGAGACGACCAAGAGGAGCGTCTCGTGCACGGCTGCGAGGACCTGGTCGTCCGGAGCCGCGGCGCGGCCCACGAGGAAGGCCTCGACGATCTCGGCGTCGGGAGAGGGCGGCTGGTCGGCGGGGGCGGCGAAGACGGCGCGCTTTGCACGGCTCGCGGCGTCGCGGCAGGCGTTGCGGCAGTAGCGGCGGGGCCTCCCGGTGGCTGCGCGGGTCGGCAGGTCGTTACCGCAGAACTCGCAGGTGTCGATCCGAAGGTGGTCGCCCATTCCGTAAGTATGGGTTTCCCGTCACGGGATGCCTGTTTCACGCGGCGAGGCGCAAACCCTGAACCGCCAGATTCGGGC